AGAAGAAGACTATGTGATTGCATCTGACACAGATTCAATCTATGTCACATTCGTCAAGTTGGTTGAACAAGTAAATCCAAACAATCCTATTGACTTTCTTGACACGATTGCAAAAGAAAAGATTGAACCGTTTATTGACAAGTCTTACAAACAACTCGCAGACTATACTCATGCATATGACCAAAAGATGCAGATGAAACGAGAAGTGATTGCAGACAAAGGTATCTGGACTGCAAAGAAAAGATACATCCTCAATGCATGGGATGTTGAAGGTGTTCGTTATCAAGAACCACAACTCAAGATTATGGGTATCGAAGCTGTCAAGTCATCTACGCCTGCACCATGCAGACAAAAGATTAAAGAAGCACTAAAGATTATCATGTCTGGTTCAGAGAAAGAACTGAATGATTTCTTGATTGCGTTTCGTAGAGAGTTTGAAAGTCTTCCACCAGAAGAGATTGCATATCCTCGTTCTGTCAACGGTGTTCGTAAGTTTTACTCTGATAGTTCAATTTACAAGAAAGGCACGCCTATGCATATCAAAGGAAGCCTTGTTTACAATCACATGATTAAAGAACGTAAACTTACACGAAAGTATGGACTTATTCAGAATGGAGACAAAATCAAGTATCTTGAATTACGTCAACCTAATCCACTTGGTTGTAATGTAATATCTTTTCCATCACAACTACCGAAAGAACTTGACATTTTGAAGTATGTAGACTATGATGTATCATATATGAAAAGTTTCATTGACCCACTTTCATTTATTACCAACAATATTGGTTGGAAGATTGATAGGTCATTTGGAACACAAACTACCCTAGAGGACTTTTTTAATTGAACCAAGATTTATACGATTTACTAAAAAGATGTACAGACCATACTGGTCTTCCAGTTATGCAAAAAGAACTGTTCTTAAATACTACAGAGAAATATGGTAAAGAAGAGTTTCGTAAAACACTTGCAGAATTTATTACAAATGAAAAACCACCCTATCCACTTAAAGAGTTTAATATGGAGAAGGTGGTTGATAACTTTCGTAAACTACAAAAAGCAGACTTTACAGATTATTTAAGTACACCAGATAATATCATGGAAAAGTATGATGATTACAAATATTCATACAAAGAATATGGTTTGGGTTTAATTGATTGTCCTTCTACATTCAACTATTGTTCTGATGCATTTATGAATGACCTAAGAATGAACTGTGGTTCTTATGGTTTTAAATCACCAGTGCAAAGATGGAATGATGGAGATAATATTTGGGGTGCTTTCGGCCCTATCTGGAGAGGCGTTAATGATAAACAAGAGTTAGCGCCTGATACTTATACAATGTCATTTAGACTTGGTACTTACATTGCAACACAGTTCAAACCTATTGTTGAGAAAACAATCTATGAAATGTCAGATGCAAAAACTGTACTTGATACTTCTATGGGTTGGGGTGATAGATTGACTGCGTTCTACGCTTCTAACGCAACTCACTATATTGGTTGTGACCCAAATCCAAATACATTCAAACGATATAAAAAGATGATTGAGTTCTGGGATAAACTTACTGGTGGTAAGAAAACTACACAGATATACAATTGTGGTGCAGAAGATTTACCTTGGGATGAGATTAAGAATGTAGATTGTGCATTTACTAGTCCACCATATTTTTCTACAGAAAGATATAATGAAGGTGGTGAGAAAGAAGAATTACAATCATGGTTCAAGTTTAATGAATACGAATCATGGAGAGATAATTTTTATTTACCAGTTTCGCAGAAAACACTTGACTCTCTGAGTGAATCTGGTATAATGATGATTAATATATTAGACCCAAAGATTAAAGGTAAACGATATCGTTCTGGTGATGAACTTGTCGATATGTTAAAAGATAATTTTATGGGTCAAGTTGGAATGAGAATTATGCAAAGACCACAAGGTAAATCTGTATTTAAAGATGAGAATGGTAACTTTGATAAAGCTGCAATGGATGAGTTTATGAAAAGAATATATATTGAAAACGTCTGGTATTTTAGTAAAGATAAAAGTAAAGATATCTTCAAACATATCAAACGTAATACCTTGGAGAACTTTTTTACATGATGGAATATGATGAAGGTTTAACTCCAGTTGAAGAGTATAATGGTATCTTCTATAAGAGAGATGATAAGTATGCACCTTATGGTGAAGACTTTGTAACTGGTGGTAAGATTAGACAATGTAGAGATTTGATAAAAACAAATCTTGATTATATAAAAGAAGAATGTGGTGGAACAATTTCTACTGCAAGTTCTATACATTCCCCACAAGCAGTCATTGTATCTAAAGTTGCAGAAGAGTTTGGACTAGAATCAATTATTGGTTTTGGTAATACAACTGTAGAGAAAGCACTTAAAAATAAAGCGATGAAGATGTGTGCAGACTTAGGTTCTGAGATGGTTGTGTTAAGTGAGTCTCAAGGTTTCAATAATGTTCTTTATGCAAACTTAAATAAACTTGCAGAGAAAAGACCAATGTTTAAAGTTTTATTTGGATATGCAGCTCAACGATATCGTTCATCAATTATCGGTAGAATTGCAGAACAAATAGAAAATGTAGACTGTGATACCTTATATGTTCCACTTGGAAGTGGTATGACATTTACTGGAGTAATTGAGGGTGTACGTTTGTTTCAAAAACAATTTAAGGTTGTTGCACTACAACCATTTGGTTTTGATAGACGAAAAGATATACACAAAAACCTAGAAGGCCCAACTTGGGATTATGAATATTCATATGAAGTAGGTAAATACCCTTATAATAAATTATTGAAGAAGAATGTAGGATTTGAACTAGATATGGTTTATGAATCTAAGTCTTTTGAAATGATGGAAAAACTAATAAATAAAGATGAAAAGTCTTGTTTCTGGTGTATCGGAAACAGTAATTATATAAGATAGGAGAAGTGAAAATGGACACAGACTTATTAAAAGATTATTTAGAGTTTGTAGATGAAGTTTCTAGTGACCAAACTAAAAACACAGATGACTTTATCGACTCTATGGAAATCATAGATGAACAAGGTGTAGACCCATCAAGACTAATGACTGCAAGTATCGGTTTGTCTGGTGAGGTTGGAGAATTTAACGATATCGTTAAGAAGTGTGCCTTCCAAGGTAAAGAGATGGATGAAGATGTTGTAAGACATTTGAAAAGTGAACTCGGCGATGTGATGTGGTATATCGCACAAGGATGTATGGCACTTGGAACAGATATTGAAGAACTAATAGATATTAATACTGCGAAACTTAAAGATAGATATCCAGGCGGATTTGAAGAGTTTCGTTCTGAAAACAGAAATGAGGATGATATATAATGGATTTTTTAAAAGATATTGCTAAACAAGCAGGAAACGAATATGCTGGTTTGGTTGCAGACGGAGTAGAAGCAGGAGATGTAAGTTCATTTATTGATACTGGTTCTTATATTTTTAATGCATTATTAAGTGGTTCTATTTACGGTGGTCTACCATCAAATAAAATTACTGCAATCGCTGGTGAAAGTGCAACTGGTAAAACATTTTTTGTAATGGGTATGGTTAAAAACTTTCTGGATGCAAATCCAGATGCTGGTGTTATTTACTTTGAATCAGAAAGTGCAATTACTAAACAGATGGTAGTTGATAGAGGAATTGACCCAAATAGAATGGTGATGTTTCCAGTGACTACTGTTCAAGAGTTTAGAACACAATCACTTAAAGTGTTGGATAAGTATCTAGAACAAAATGAAGAAGATAGAAAACCTATTCTATTGTGTCTCGATTCACTTGGTATGTTATCTACTACTAAAGAAGTAGAGGATACTGCTGACGGTAAAGAGACTAGGGATATGACTCGTGCTCAAGTACTCAAAGCTGCATTTCGTGTATTGACTTTAAAACTTGGTCGTGCAAAAGTTCCTATGGTTGTAACTAATCACACTTATGATGTTGTGGGTTCAATGTTCCCCCAAAAAGAAATGGGTGGTGGTTCTGGTCTGAAGTATGCTGCTTCATCTATTGTGTATCTTTCTAAGAAGAAAGAAAAAGATGGTACTGAAGTAATTGGTAATATTGTTCACTGTAAGAATCATAAGTCTAGAATTACTGTCGAAAATAAAATGGTAGATGTTCGATTAACTTACGATAAAGGTTTGGATAAATACTATGGATTACTTGACTTAGCACTAAAATATGGTATATTTAAAAATGTATCAACTCGTATTGAATTACCAGATGGTTCTAAAACTTTTGGTAAGACAATCAATAATAATCCAGAGAAATTCTTTACTGAGGATATTATGAAACAATTAGACGAATGTGCAGAGAAAGAGTACAAGTATGGAAATAGAGAAGAAGTACAAGTTAGTTCAGAATAAAGATGCTAAATGGCAAGGTATAGGACTAACTAAAGAAGCTGGTTTCTATCAAGGTGTGGTCTACAACTATGGGAAGGTTACACCTCATGAAGAAAATGGTAAGTTACGATTACAATTTGAATGGAAAATACTAGATTCAAATGGGTTAGGAAAAGAATATTTTAAAGATGACTTTTTTAACTTGATTGGTGACATACTTTATGATATAATGGATAAACAATTGAAGGATGGAACGCTACAATATGTCAACACAGATACAGACAATTGAGAGAACAACTCTCACAAATTTAATATATAATGAGGATTATACTAGAAAAGTACTTCCTTTCATCAAACCAGAATATTTTGCTAATAGAGATGAAAGAGTTGTATTTGAAGAGATTGAAAAGTTTCTAGATAAGTATAATTCTTTACCTACAAAAGAAACTCTAACTATTGGTATTGATAATCGTAAAGATATCAATGATGAAGAGTATAAAAAGATAGTGGACATTATTAGTACACTTGATAAGACAGATGTTGACCTTCAGTGGTTACATGATGAAACGGAAAAGTTCTGTAAAGATAAAGCAATCTATAATGCAGTTCTTGACGGAATTAAGATTATTGATGGGAAAGACAAGAATAGAACTCCAGAAGCGATTCCTTCTATTCTTTCAGATGCACTTGCTGTATCGTTTGACCTATCAGTAGGACACGACTATGTTGATGATGGTATGGAAAGATTTGATTTCTATCATAAGAAAGAGATTAAGATACCATTTGACCTAGATTATTTTAATAAGATAACAAAGGGTGGTTTACCACAAAAGACACTAAATATCGCACTTGCTGGAACTGGAGTTGGTAAGTCGTTGTTCATGTG